TGCTACTCAGATGTAAACGTAGCAAGGAAAACACCTAGCCTTTACCCTAAAGCCTATCACTACAGGATTACTCCCACCACCAGTACCCTTACGGGCTAATGCTCAATCGCACTGGCTGATACCTCTTCAGGAACTAAATGTCTGCCCATTCCTCATACGTCAACAACCCCTGTTATTATCGGGTTGCTTTTATACCGATGATCACCCCAGAAGGGAATGAATACGGTTGGGTCTTCTACAAAGACTGCCGTGGCCCTAAGGTCAAGGCAGCATTGGCGCCACTTGGATCGTAACCAACTTGACGCGGATACAGTTCCAATGGTACTGTGGATCTAGGTACACCCTGCATGCCGGCAAACGAAAAATCGTCACCGACAGCACGGTACACCCTAAAGCGTGTGTACGGCATTGATGTTGATCCAAACATCACTACTGGGAGCGGGATAACTCCATTCCGCTGGTCAGCCCAAAAATCACCATTAAAAGTATGGTAATTGGTCGTGGACATGTGCCCCACACTATAATAAGGCACTTCAAATTCGACAGCTCCCTCTAAGATGGTGAATGACAATGCTTCCCACCCATTTTTATCTCTATTGTAAGGCATCTTTCCTGTCGTGAAAGATGCAAGATTCAACATGCTTGATATCACCGGATTGCAAGGCAATGCGGCGGCACCCGTTGTAACTTGCATGTTGGATGATGTATACGGATGCTCTTCAGCTCGAGGCCATGTCACGTCGAGTGAAGGTTGTATTGGACTAGGATATGCCAAGTACACAGAGAACGCTCGTGGAAACGTCTCTGACAATGGTTCATCAAAAACAATGCGGAACCGCATTGATCCACGATAAAATGCGTACAGTCCAAAGCACGCACTATAAAGGTCATTGAATACTGTACACCAGTTGTTTGCAACTGTCGACCCAAGCACCAAATTGCTATTATCTGCAGGCTCCCACGGGCGAAGCACAAACCACCGTCCATCGGTGACAAGCACATCTCCCGTTGGAGTCTGATTAGACGGCTTCACAACCGAAACTAGATTGTAGCGTTTCAGCGCCTGGCGAAAGCTAGTGTGTACTTCTCCTTGGCACATGGCGGCTGGTATTAGTGGTATCCCAGCTGGCGATTGAGTATCACTCATCGTCTTAGCAGGCTCTCCTCCAACCTGTGCAACCGCTTCATTAGCTCGAATCGTCCTCACTACCCTCTCTGAAGAAAAGTAGGAGGGGCGTCTACCAACGTCACGCTTCTCCTTCACGATTGCATCCATCAATTTTGAGGCGACTGCTGTTGTGTTTAAGTTTGGTAAGGTCTGGGACCGTCGGGGTACCGCAAAAGCAGCATTCTCCATATGTGCCAACACAACAATTTGCACATTTGGATTCGCAGTTGACATTGCTGTCAGCTGGTTGAGCACCACTATCTCCAATTCCCCAACGGCACAGTTCTTGATGTCGACTACACTAGATGTAGGTGCATTAGTGATAGGCCACTGAGTTAGTAGCCACGGTCGACTGCACACAAAAGGGACCTTAAACCTAAACTCCGAACACGACGAGAGATCAACGTCCTCTGTCATGGTGAAGCCTGGTGCAGCGTTCAAGTCTATAGATGAGCCTGGGAACAAAGTCCCGACATAAGGTTTGAAATTGAATCTCAAACGTCCTGAATGTAGTTGGGTCTTAACAAAGTGAAATGTATACACTATATCTCCTCTCCACATATTATACTTGTCTGCAACGAAAGCAGCAGGTGTCATACGAATCTCCAAATTGGTCGTTCGTGCAACAGCCGGCGTAATATTCGCTGCATTCCAAATCAATGCGTTGGGGGTAACTACATAAGACGCCACCAAAGTATCCTGTATCGCAGTTGACAACCACGCTACTGAATCTATGGCAGCTGGTCGTGAAACTATGTATCCAAGGTTCATCTCATCTTCATCCGTTCCGGCAAAGCCAGAAAGGGTTTGCAATTCTGTGGCTACGCTTGCACCTAGCTTGTGTCCACAATCTGCTCCATCCATGTTCAAATGACCTCTGCCGGGTCGGTTTGTAATCATATGGTTCATCTCCTGCGAGGAGGGCTTAGAAAACCCGAAAAAACGGGCAATTCCGGCTGCTGATGAAGCCAGTGCTTCCACTGGCTCTGTCAGAGCACCCAAGCCCAACGCAGGTAATATCCCTGACACAACTCGTCCGACTGTCCCTATCCCACCAGATATTACTCCAGTGTTCTTCATTCTGGTCACTTCTCCTCCTACCTGGGCATACGCGATCACTGGTACGGCATTCGTTGGGTAACACAATTCAATGTCATCAAACGAAGCCCACAGCGTCCACGTCACCGGGGTACTGACGGAGCCTCCGATAGTAAGCGGGGACATCACTTGCAGGTTCGCTCTCCCAAACGTACCCTGCCCAGTGGCTAGATTTACATACAAATGGGGAGATATGTACGGTGTCACGAACTCAATCGACGTAGAACTAGCCAAATTCATTATCGAATGAGTGCACCCGGTCAACGAAGTCAAGGTGCTGTACAACGATAAGGTCTTTGATAACATGTAATCAGCGTGTGGTATATACGATAACAGGAGCATACCCGCATACGAAGGTTGAGAATTAACTTGCAAACGCAAGCGAATCTTGCCTTTCATGAGGGTGTATCCTGTTAACTTATCCTTAATTTGCTTGGTATAAATTGAGGCCATCAACGCATCAGGAAAAGACCATGACCCCAAGTTCGTGGTTGTGGGGTCTCCTACGTTCCAAGCACCCTGTGATAAAATCACAGGGCGACGCAGGAAATGTTTCAAGTCCTCAGGTGAAGACTTGACTACGGTACCATATAAGCTTCCAGGTAATTCCGCCATGGACGGTGCGTATTTGTCTTGAATAACGTCACCATCCTCACGGAATGTCACAGTGTCAAAAGTGTGGTCTTGGGTCTCGGAGACTACGTCTCCTCCGGATTTAAAATCTTGGCTTGTATTGTTGTTTGTTGCAGCAGGTTGGTTTCTTGCATTCCACGTAAACCTATAAGTGGATGCATCCCATGTTGCTCTGGTTATTGAGGGGGCTGCCCTCGAGGGAACCTAAGCAGTAAGACTAAACAGTCACCCTCCTGCGCGCAGCAGCAGTCCACACCTATTTTTACATGGGTATTGGTATTAGAGTGTGTTGATCACACTGCGCGGGCCAGTTTAACGTCGTGGCATAGACGGTGCTTTTATTTACAAGCGTTCATTTCGGGGGATATGATAATGGAAAAATCCTTCATCATGCACCCCTTTCAGGTTAACAGCGTTAGCTGCCAACAAGATCCGATCTACATAGGTCCTATAGAGATCAGGATCTGAGAACGCGGCCAATTCTTGAAACACAGCTTGAATTGAATCTTTCTCGATAACTTTCGTATCTATCACGTTGTTCTTCTTTGTCCAGTTCAGGATCTCTAATCGAGATTCGAGATCTGCTGGACACGTGTGGCGATTAAGATACGGGGACCAGTGAAACCTTCGTTTTAAAAACTGGGTTTCATCTAGATGCTTCAGAGGTTCGTACTCCCCTGACTTCGCCGCATCTGTGTACTCCATGCCAATATTTGCAAAAGCCTCCACCATAGTATTCATGTTATAAAACTCGCTCGCTACGGTGGAAACTGTTACTATATTGTCATCACCGTACACTATCAACCGCACATGTTCGTGGAATGCGGCCATCGTCTTGTATTGAGCTGGCGCTAAGGAAAGCCAGTGAACACGAAAGATCAGCGACAAGGCCAAAGAATCAATAATACTTGTACCAGGCACACCCGAAGGCACACCATGAGTACACATGTAAATCAATCCTCTGAAATATCTCGTCGCATAAACTATCGCAGTCCACAGAGCCTCCCTAACACGTGAGTCTTCGTCATTTGGTGGATATAGACCATCTAGTGTCCACTCTGCCCCCCAGAGAATCTGGGCGGCGAGGGATCCATCTAGATTACCTATGTCTCCATCGAAACCTTTCTGTCCAACTGTTCGCAACCACTTATAGAGTTCCTCCCATTCTGCTGACCACACATCCATTCCTACCCCGCATTCATTATAGATACGGTTGTTTTGAATGTGTGAGAAAGCAGACTGGAAGTACATCCTAAAAGCAATATTGAAATGCATCGGACCGTTGGAAAACACACGTGTCTTCCCGGCTCGTACTTTCGGTATTGGTCGTCGTTCATCCTTGAGGGTATCGATCCACAACACATCTAGTCTCTCTCCTCGCTTGGCCTTGTCAATTAGATCTTCAACATCTCTACGCAGCTGTAAAGCTGCTTCACTGTTGAAGTCATACTCTTCATGGCCCATCCACTTCGTCTTTCCTTTTCCTCGATTCGGTTCTTGAGTATACGGATACCCAGGGGACGTCACACGTGACACCCCATTCATCAGTTCGTCACCAGGTATCCCTGCTACTGCCTCCTCATACGTCAGCACTCGCAGATCTACCTGACGGTCTCTGTGGTTTGCTCTCAGCGTCTGGAGCAAATCTCTCTTAGCGATATCTAACTTGTCTTTGTCCACCCAGGGGGTGAACCTTCCAGTCTTCTTGATGCCATTTTCCAATGGATCAATAAGACTCCCATCCTCAGACACGAAGGGTCGCAATTTTGCTGGCACAGTGGTAGGGTCAGAAATGGCACGATGTAACGATGAAGGAACAATTTGGGATCGTGCTAACTCTGGGGGTCCATTCTTCAACTCTCCTACAGGCAAAAATTCACCTGCAAACGTCATCTCCTTGGGGACCACATGTGTGTATGATCCAGCTAACTGTGCGTTAGAGGGAAATTCTTTCAATGCATCTTCTATCTGTTCCCTCCACAGTGCTGTAGCCCAGTTCTTGCCAGAAGGGGATCCAGCAACATGCATTCCTATAATCTTCTTCACACTCGCTTTGTCACACACAGTCAAGATCATCCCACAATCTCCTTTCATCGTATCAATATCATACTGATAACAGTTTCGCACTGTTATCGTATGGCCATCAAGACTGTAAGACTTCTCATCTTGGGGACACACAGTCCCTTTCATCTGCACAAGTTCAGGCGCTGTTTTTCCAACGCGGAAACCACTCAAGGTGGCCTTGAAGTCACCGTACAACCGTGTCGACGCACTCGCTTCCGCAAACAATTTCAGTAAATTCGCCCGGGGGGGCATCTTCTGAAACAAGTTCACAAAAGCCACATCTCCATCTTCCTGATACACATAGTGTTCCAGGAAAACCTCCATAGGGTACTCGAAACCCAGCAACGCATCGTGGCGGCGAAGACACACAGTCTTCGCTCGGTAGATCTCCTTCATTGCGGTCACAAAGTGGTTAGGTATCATCAAAATTGCTCCAGTTACTACTAGACCATTTCCAAAAAACCTCTCCTCTCCATGCTCATCAATGATGAAAACCATATACTGGTTCTGTCTCAACTTCATGATCACATCTTGCTGACTAATGTCCTCGGCCATCTCGGCGGAGGTCTTGGGTTTGCTTGATTTAAACCCTGCTCTTGTTGCTAACTTAGTGAACATCTTCGCTCGCGGTTGGTTTGCTCTTTGGTCACTCTCTGCCACTCCAGCACCCTTACTACGCTTCAGCCACCGCCTCATTAGGAAATATCCCAACGAGACAGCACCCAGCGTAAGCAAGGGCGACTCAAATGACGACACCAGCAGCGATGAAGCTGCAGCAAAGATAGGGGAACCTATCTTCTCCCACGCATCTCGGAGGACTCCAACATACTTCTTAAAACCATCGCGAATCGCAATAGCCATCTTCACTATCTTGGAATCTTCTTTCTTACTCCTCTTCACAAACGCTTCAGCCAGGTCTTCTTGGGGGGTCATCACTTGGGTCCAATCCACATCTCGCAGCAACGTCGCGTCTGAGCATTCTAGCCATGCCAATTCTGACACAGCTACCAGGCTCAAACTCTTAATTCCTGCGTTCTCCAATGTGTCTTCTTCTGCGCACACAGCTTGCCATGCTACCTTCAAATCACCCAGCGTTTTGGTACCCCACACAGGAGTATCAAAAAAATAGTCACCTCTTGTCTCATCAACACATGATTGAAACTCAGTTCCTATTTGGGCATCTGCATCATCCTCATCGCCTCTCAATCCTCGGTCTATCCGACCAGCGTACGTCTTCAACATTGCTGACAAATTCGTACTCTGGTTGTCTCGCTCTCGCAAATCGGCTCGCAACACTCGTGCAACTGTCTGGAAATCAACAGGAAGCTCCTCGTTACCAGCCCCTGGATTACAGGGGTCAAACCTCACAAACTCATACACGTTCAAATTGAACATGCTCTTCACACCATCTATGACGGGGGCATCACGCAACGCTTTCTCTTTATCTAGGGTAATCACAGGTTGTCCTCGCATAATTTTGATTTTTTGGTACTTGGGCTTCACGCGAACTTTGTAGGCAAATGCAAAACGGTTAAACACAGCATCAGGATAAGTCAAAGATTGAATGTCAAGATTTTCATTGTTAGTAGAACAAATTAAAGATTTAGAATCAAAGTAGGTATTAGCTTTTTGGGAAATGTCGGCCATGTGTAAGGCATAAGGAAAATTGCCGACGGCACGAATTATTTCAAAGAACTCAATATTTGGTTGAGCAGGACTATCACGCATCTGGAACGCATCATCAATCACCCACACGTACTGGCCGTTGTAGCCATCGGCGTACTCTTGTTCGACTGCTCGCATGTACATTTGGTCCTCAATATCTTTCGCCATGCCAAACTCCGCTAAGAGTTCAGCTGCCAAAAAATACTGCATCGTCGACTTTCCAATTTGCGATTCACCTACCAGCCACACAAGCTGGGGAACCGCACGGACTCCTTTCGGTCTGCCATACGTGTTTATGGCCGTCTCTCGCATCCGCGCCGCTAACTGTAACATCCTCTTCACGTTATCAACAGTGTCGCGGTCCATCACATTGCGGTACTCTTTCAACAATCTATCGCCTCGGTACCACAATTGCTTCACTTTCTCACAGCCACTACGCGTACGACACGTAGTATTTAGGTCTTTTGACATCTCAACAACTTCATCCATCCAGCTTGTAACAGCTGGCAATCCAAATTTCTCTGCCAACGGATTTGGTCCAGAGACAAGCTCTCTTCCATACTCAATGGCGGAACTCAGCCACTTATTGGAAAAACCGTGAATCTCTCCAAAACCTTTTACTGCCCGTGGCAGTAAATCCAACCTACGCAACCACGCATCAGGGGAATTGTCCCGCGACGGAACTTTTGTCAAGGATCCCGCAACTACTAAAGACAACAACATCGGGATTATGCGGGGAATCCACGTGCTCACAAAGGACTCAAGAGAGTCCTTCTCATCATTCACTTGGGCTTCGGAGTAGGTCAACCACTCATCAAACGTCACAAAGACTGTCGCACACGCTCTGAATGTTATTTTCATGAAACCGTAGATTATTGAGAAGATCTCACTAGCTACGCCAATCAATTGCTTTACTACATAAAGTCCAATCAACGACATAACACAAACCAAGACACTTTTAACACTCACAGGAAGGAATCCTGCTTGTGTTTCAAGCACTTGGCCGACTAACTCAGGAATTCGTTTCAATCCGGCACTAATGTCTTCGCGAACGCGTTCGGCTCCCGCAGCGGCGACGTCCACAGCTCTGTCAACACTTGCTGTAATATGTGAGACACCCAGAACGTCTTGAACACCCAATCCAAAAATCTGCGCATGGCTTCCTTCAGTGTGAACTTGAGAAACCACCATACAAATTGCATCAGCAACAGCACGGACTCGTTCAGACTTTGGGGCATCTTTTGAGTGAAATGCTCTCTCAGCACGCCGCATAATTTCTTCGTCCCAGTCTTGTCGGTGTTGGGGGTCGGATCTATAACGATAACCATTCTCTCTATTGGCCCCCCCTCTGGAGCAATTGTATCGAGGAGGGGTTCGGAGAAAGCGCGATTGAACGGGACCAGGATTGGTCTCCACATCTCCACACCTAAGCAAGAAGCACACATCTTTCACATCATCTACTGGCACTAAGCACACACTACATCCATGGGTGTGCATTGTTAGAACATCAAAACGCTCGTGTTGACACACGGGGATCTTAACGACAAACACATCACCACCCACGGAAACAGACACGTCATGAAAACGGTCACTCAAATGGAGCAAAAGTTGCTCAACATTGGTCTTTCTCTTCACTAAAAATTCGTCAACAAGTGTTAACAAAACTTCTCTACATCCTAACTTCGCATAATCACGTATAGCAATTATCACATCGTCAATCCACTCAACATCATCAAAATACTGGTAGTAGAACATACGCTCTAACCAACGACACTGTACCAAGCTTGAAGTCTTTAAAGACCTTGGGCTCGATACACACGGAACGGTACAAGTTGCAATTCTAGAATCAATGGTCAATTGGGAAATGTTTTTAATTAGTAAATCCATAATGCTTCGCGAAGCAGGTTTAAAAGTCATGACCTGTTAGCAAACCTAGCTATCATCAAACGTAACAGGCTGTCAATCTAAATCTCAGCGGGGTAAAACCTCCGCCCACGTCCAAACACTCGGGCTAACACTTATAGCAATGACAATACAAGGAAGTTTCCAAACAAATAGTAATTCCCTCCTCTCGTAAGCGCCCTAATTCGGGCGATGCTAACTTCATGGGCCTCTGCGGGGGACTCAGGAGTGAGTCGTAATCCCTATGTACACGAAACAAAGAAGAATAAAGGTCAAACAGAAGAAAAGTATTGTGTTGTTAAAGTATTATATTAGCTCTGCAGCCTCTGCAATAGCAGGAGTGTGTTACTGTCACACCATCAGGTTCAGTATTATATTAGCTCTTCAGCCTCTCCAAAAGGAGGAGATATTATATTAGCTTCCCAGCCTCTATCTACACATCACAAATATTGATATAATCTCATGCTGGAATAGATAGGAGTGGCGTAAGTGCCACCAAACTTTAAAAAGAGCATTATTATTATA